CCAGGAGTATATTCAACCAATAACGGACCGGCACAGGGTTGGAATTGGAATTCCGGTGACAAGGAAAACAATAATCTTAACTGGTTATTGTGACATACAATATTTATTAATAAACGATAAAACATGGCAGATAAATCATTTTTCAGTCGATTGCAAAGATTGTTTTCGACTAATGTTGTTGTACGTAGATTAGGAAAAGATACACTACGTGTTGTAGATACCAACCGACTACAATCAACTGGTAATTCAAATAATAGTCGGTATGCGGATAGATTTGCTGGAGTACATCAAAAAGACGGTAGATATAGTACCTATAATGGTACCGGTTATAGTTTCCAATCTAATAGAACAGAACTTTATACGGAATATGAAGCAATGGATTTAGATCCTATTATAGCTTCAGCATTAGATGTATATTCAGATGAATGTACCGTAAAAAATATCGAAGGAGATGTATTAGGTATCAAAACAAATAATGACAAGATACAAAAAATACTTCATAACCTGTTTTATGATATTTTGAATATTGAATATAATCTTTGGCCATGGATTCGTAATGCATGTAAATATGGTGATTTCTACTTATATCTAGATATCGAACCCGAGGTTGGTATTGTAAATGTTGTTCCAATGTCTGCATATGAAGTAGTGCGTGAAGAAGGATTTGATGAAGAAAATCCATATGCATATAGATTTACAATGCAATCTGTTAATTCATATTCAGTATCTAAAAAGAATGAGTTCGAACCATACGAAGTCGCTCATTTCCGTTTGATGTCAGATGCTAATTTCTTACCATATGGTAAATCAATGATTGAATCAGCTAGAAAAGTATTCAAACAGTTGATATTGATGGAAGATGCAATGCTTCTACATCGAATAATGAGAGCACCGGAAAGAAGATTATTCTACATCGATGTAGGTAATATACCACCAAATGAAGTTGACTCGCATATGCAGAACATCATCAATAAGATGAAGAAAACGCCTTATATCGATGAACAAACTGGTGATTACAATCTTAAATTCAATTTAATGAATATGTTAGAGGATTTCTATCTTCCGGTAAGAGGTGGAGAATCTGGAACACGTATTGAATCATTAAATGGATTAACTAATGATGGGCAAATAGAAGATATTGAGTATCTACGAAATAAAATGATGTCTGCATTGAAAATACCTAAGGCATTCTTGGGATATGATGAAGGTGTAGAAGGTAAGGCTACTCTAGCAGCTGAAGATATACGATTTGCAAGAACAATTGAAAGAATCCAAAGAATATTCATTTCTGAATTAACTAAAATTGCAATTATACATTTATATAGTCAGGGATTCCAGGATGAAGAGTTGATAGATTTTCAACTTGAATTAACTAATCCATCAATTATATATGAGAAGCAGAAAGTTGAATTGATGAATGAGCGTCAAGGATTAGCTTCTAGTCTTAAGGAATTAAGAATGTTCTCTGAACAATGGATTTATGAAAACATATTTGATATGTCTGCTGCAGAATGGAAAAATGAGCAAGAACAGGTAATTGAAGATCTTAAGGAAGGATTCCGTAGGGAGCAAATTGCAAATGAAGGTAATGATCCTAAGAAAACAAATATGAGTTTTGGTACACCACATGATATAGCTAGTATGCACGTGTCAGCAAGGTCAAACCTACCAGGAATGCCAGATAATAATGAAGCAGGTCCTGGCCGACCTGAGAAATATGGCACGTGGGGTACTCATGATGATGCATTTGGCAGAGATCCATTTGGTATGAAAGATAAAGCAGCACCTGATTTCTCAACCACACATAATTTCAAAGGCGGGCCATTGAGTGTTGAACACAAATCTTTTGTTGATTCATTACCATCATCATTGAAAACAAAAAAAATCTTAACGGAGAGTCTAGATAACACTAAAGTAGATAAAGATGCTGGTACTCTATTAGATGAGAACAATTTAATTGCTGATGAAAAACAGTGAAATAGTAAGAGTTCTATATTTATTAAAAATACACTGAAAAATGGATTAGAAACGAATGAATTCATTAAAACATTCTAAAATTAAGAACACGGCTATTTTGTTCGAATTGTTAGTGCGCCAAGTAGCAGCTGATACTATGGAAAATCGTAATTCGGCAGCACTGAACATTCTTAAGAAACATTTCCGAGAAGGTACGGAATTATATAAGGAATTAGCTTTATATCGTACATTATCTGAAGAAAAATTCAAAACAGAAGCTCATGCAGAGAAGTTCTTAACGGCTGCTATAGCATCTAGATCACAATTAAGTGAATCAGAATTACGTAGAGCAAAATATAATCTCATACGTGATATTAAAGAAAAGCTAGTATTTGAAAACTTTATCAATGCCAGGCTATCAAATTATAAATTACATGCTAGTATATTCAAATTATTCGAATATAAAGTTACGGAATCGCCAGCTGAGATTACTAGATGTCAAAATTTAGTAGTAGAATATATTACTGCTGAAAAAACAGTTGTTAATGAATCTAAACCTGCATTGGAACTTGAAGATCCAGTAATACGTAAGCTTGCATCTAAAATAGTTGTAGATAGATTTAATGAAAAATATGCTGGATTAAATGGTAAACAAAAAGAATTGCTACGTGAATATGTAAATTCAGTAAATAATTCTCCAGCATTGCTTAATAAAGTAAAAGAGCAGATTCCGGTAATTATTAATGAAATAACCGAATTAAGTGGTACTATACCATCAAAAGTACTTAAAATTAAATTACAAGAAGTAACAAATATGTTAGGTGAATTGAATTCACTTAAAAATATCAAAGATAAGCACGTTTTAACAATGCTTCGTTATTATGAACTTATAGACCAACTGAAAGGAGCTCAGAATGTCAGTTAATCCTGGACCATATAATCCAACCCCAACGGGACAAAATCAATTTGCTAGACTAGGATTTCCTGGTAAATATCATTCAACATTAACCTGGTCGGGTGGTCAATTAGATTTAACCGGTTCAAATTATGGTTATGGTGCATTTATGTATTCCGGAAGTAATACTAATGGCACTATATCCGTTGCTGGTGGTGGTAGTATTGCAATTAATAATTTTGAGGAGAAACGAATATTAGAAGTTTCGGTATCTCAAGTTTCAGGTTCTGTAGAACCTGGAGGAGTAGTGTATCTATTTAAAAGACAACAGTAATGGGATTATTAAACGAAATGAAACAATACTTTATATATGAAAATACAGACTTCATTGATGATGAAGAAGCTGTAACAGATTTCTCGGATCTAGCTGATCAAGACATTGACAATGACGGTGAAGTAGATGATTCCGATCGATATCTTCATAAGCGTTTAGGTACTATAGCTAAGATGGATGAAAGTGTAATGAGTGATGTTCATCAAATGATACAAGATGCCGAATCAGTAGAAGATTTTGTAAATAGTTTCTTTGCTAAATACGGAAATAAAATTAAGCGTGATTCCGCAACAGAAAAATGGGTAATGAGCTTATATGATGAAAGTTTAGCTGAAATGAATACCACATCAGCAACTCCAGGATTTGAAAGTCCTTATGCATTTGGTAAGGCTGATGATGACACTGTAGAAGCTGATGGATGGAAAAAGATCCCAAAAACAAATAAAATATTCAAACCAATGGAAAGCAAATCTACATATAAGAAAATGATGTCTGAAATGTATGGTCTTAACGAAGCCGAGTATATTGATATTCAGCATGCTCTGAGAGCAATCCGTGATTATAATAGCTCAGTAGAAGTAACTGATGTAGAAATTGATGATTTGGCAGTAGATGTTTTAGCAGCCTTAGGATATAAGCCTACACCGAAAAATATAGATGCAACAATTGATCATTTAGGAGCATCTTCAGATGGATATGAAGTACCAGTAGATCCAGATATGGTTAGAGAATTATATCCAATGCTTGAAGCAGTATCATATAGAGATTATAAAAAAGATCCAACATCGACACCGGCACAGAAAGTTAATAAAGGTATTGCAGAAGTTAATCGCATGTTGAGTGAAATGGAAAAGATAGTAAATAACAATTTACGTCTCAAGCAAGAAGCTGGTGTTGATTCATCTCACTTCTGGAAAACAACTGGGACTCGATTTGCAAAAATAAACGAACGAATGACTCGTATATCAAATCGATTGAAAGAATTATCCAAATAAAGGAAATAAAATGTCAAAGCAATTAATAGTAGATTATATACCATTTCAATATCTCCACAACAAATCAATGAGAGTTTGGAGAATAACGGTGGTCGGTTAATTGTTAAAGGTACATTACAACGGTCAGATGCTCAAAATCAAAACGGTAGAGTATATCCACGTGAGATACTAATGCGTGAAGCTAAAAAATATGATACCTTTATTAAAGAGCGTCGAGCCTTAGGTGAATTAGATCACCCAGATTCAAATGTAATCAACCTTAATAATGTATCTCATAATGTATTGGAAATGCATTGGGAAGGTAATGATTTAGTTGGTACTGTAGAAGTATTATCAACGCCATCCGGAAATATCTTGAAAGAATTATTTAAGTCTGGAATTAGATTAGGAATATCTTCAAGAGGGATGGGGTCTGTTAAAGAAATGATGTCAGAAGATGGCAGTGGTCAAGTATTGCAAGTACAACCTGACTTTGAATTGATAGGATTTGATTTTGTTTCTAATCCATCGACGCATGGAGCTTTCTTATCACCAGTTAATGAATCAGTTGGCGCTAAAACAGCTACAGATCCATATTTATCAATAAATAGACTAATAACCGATATAATAAAGGAATTCTAAAATGCCATCATTAGCATCACTAGCAGGATCGAGTTTATATGGTACTTATACTCAAGGTACTAACGGATTGCCGGCAACGCCATATTCAAATATTGTAGGATATTCTAATCCTGGTCCAGATGGAGATAACCCTCAGGATTCTGGAATATGGGGAGTAGGAAATAAAAACTTCGCTTTTGGTAACGTTAAGAATAATAGTATAAACAACAGAAAATC